CTTATAAGTCTTCTTAGAAATCGTACTTTTCTTTTTTGATCTTGAAGTACCAGCTTTCTTTCTTCTGTTTATGTTTTCATACAAAGACATTATGATCCTCCTAACATCATAGCAAGTTGCTCTGCGTCTGTTAAATTAGCTTCTGGACCGCCCTCGATGTTCGCAACGTCAGCAGCAGAAGGCGAAGGTGTAGGACCAGCAGGAATCGGCTCCATGACTTCAAGGAAGTCTTTCGGAAGCTCATACATTCTGATGATCTCTTCTTTGATCTTTTCATTTGGAACACCTAAAGCTTGAAGTGTCGGTAGGAGGGAAAGAAGGTTTTGCTTTTTGATTGCGTCTGATAGTGGCGTAGAGCCTTGGTCTAGCGCGTTGATGCGGAACTTGCCATCTAAGTCTTCTGGTGTAATCACACGTCCCTCGCCTTCAACTTCCAACACAGCGCTCTCTCCGTCCTCCGCTAATAGGTCTAGAAGGCGTAGATAAATTCTAACAATAGATTCTAGCGCTGAATCTTTTTCGCGGGCAAGCTTGCCAATCTCGGAAGCCGAATACTGAGCGAGAGCAGTAATCTCAGTAGCAGTAGCTTTAGAAGCTTCGCCTCTTGTGAACGGAGCCAAGATTGATCCTCTGTTAATGTCCTGCTCGATGTAGTTTGTATAACGATCAAAGTTAGACGAAATAGGCTCAACGCCTACAGATTTAATAAGACCTTCTAAGCTTTCGTTATCAACACCAATCATAGCACCGTCAATACCAGCAGTAATCTTTGCTAACTGCTCTTCATCAAACGCACCTTCTTTATAAAGATACTGACGGCTATCTCTACGAACTGCATTTGCCCAATAAGTACGAAGAATGTTTTTCTCGTAGAACTGATCGTAAACACGAGCAACCGCTGAAAGTCCTTCCATCGGCTTTGACGGACAACGGGCGTAATACAAGCAAGCAATGTTTGGTAGCGGATTGTCGTTATAAGTTCTGATTGGAATTTGTTCTCTCATTAATAGCTTTGAACCTTCAGAATACGAAGGGGACCAATAATAAACTTCGTCGTGTAGTAGATCGTAAAGTTCTACAATCTCAACGTAAAGATAATCATCTGGTAAGTTTTTTAGTGAGGAAGCAGGATCGTTTATAGCTCCGTAGTAATCGTCAAAGTAATCTTTCTTTGGAACGGCTGTGTATTTTTTTGGACCGAATGTTTCTTTTGCGTCAACAAGCGTCATGTAATACGTGTGACCAACAAATCGTGAGGTTGAGAAATCAGAAGCATCACGGTCAACAATAACTTCCCAACAAGGTAACGCTTCAATTCGCACTTTATCAAGCATTTCGTTAGAAGGTTCTGGTATCAATTTTAAAGCTGAAAAATCGTAGATTAGAGCCAATCGGCTTGCGTTCTCTAAAGGCTCACGTTGGTTGTACAAGAAGCGGTTGGCAGCAGCTTGAGCTAACTGAGCATCACCACCTGTAGCGGCTATGTCTGGACCAATAACAACTGCCGGTGTCTTTGCGAAGAGGGAGGCGATAAAGCCTTCAACGTAACTAAAGCAGTCGGCAGTTTCGACGCGAATCATTGTTGGATTGTATTCTTCTGATTCCCAAAAGCGCGTCTCATAGCTGTCCTTGTAACGTTTAAGCTCTCCGCTTTTCTGCTCCCAATAGCTTTTGTGCTCTGTATAAACTTGTCTAACGAAGTTTAGAATGTCTTCTTGTGTGCGAGCCATGTGTAGTCTCCTGATAATAAATAAAAAGTCAAGTTAGTGGTGATTACTAGTATCTTCTCTGGTTTGCAACAGCAACACCACCTTGGTTTATAATCCGACGAGCATTCTTTTTACCAATCCATGCTGGGAGGTAGGGCACGTTTTTAACATTTATAGATTCCAAACACATGTAAGCAAGAGCGATTGCAACCGCGCAATCGCCATGTGCTCCACCGATTCGAGGTAATACAATATCGCCGTTTTCTGAAACAGTAATGGCTCGTAGCTCACTATAAACAATGTTGTCAAGATACTGTACATATCCTCTCTGGATCATGTCTTTAAGATGCTCAAACATTTGAGCTTTGGATTTACGTGTAGTAATCCAGTCTTTGTCGTCAGGCGTCTTCCAAATGTTATTGTAGCCTAAGTGTCGCAGTTCATTAATAACGACGTTTCCAAAGTTATTACTTTCGATAAGAACTTTCGCCCCGTTATATTCTGTGGCAAGGTCACAAATTCGCTCTGCCAGTACGACGGGCGACACTTCATTTGATCTATAAATACAGACTGGTTGGTAGGTTCGCTTGCTGAGAACATAGATAACTGAATAGTCGAGAGATACGCCTGCCGCCACGTCCACACCGATAGCGTAAGAATCAGAAGCGTCCACATCATTAAAAGAATTGTATTCATAGTCGGCTTCAATTGTGAGAATTTGTATGTCATTAAAATCTTTTCCTTGTAAGTAAACATTACCGGCGACTGAATAAGCGTCTTCTATTGTTGCTGGAAATTCTCTTTTAAACTTGGATTTGCCAAGTTTTGAGATTTTATCTCGACGCCAATAAAGCTGCTCGTCGCTTAAATTAAATAGTTCTTTGATGTTTTCTTCTTCTTCTGATAGCTCAAAAACTTCATCTTTTGGAATCTTCAAACTGTAACCAAGGTGTCTGTACCAAGGAAAAAACAAATAACGCCATTTAGCTTCGCCGTTTTCGTGTTTTAGTATCTCTTGATGTAGTGCGTCGTTGAAATGGTTTGCTGTACTTTCAATAATTAGCTGACCGTTGTTGAGGGCGGATAGTGCTGTTGCTTTTAATTCCTCTGGATTTGGAGCAAATGCAAATTCTGAAATGTGGAGCATCGAGCAGGTAAAAGAACGAAGACCACCTTTACCTTCTGCTGAAACAGCAATAATAGAAGCACCAGAATCTTTGAACTTGATCTCGGTTGTGTTCTCAACTGATAGCGGGCGCTTTAGAAATGCTGGTAGGTTATGATAGAAGGTTTTGTGAATCTCAAGCAGATGCTTTGACGAGGCTAACTTGTGCGACAGAATTGCAAACGTCGTTGGTTCGGTACTTGTATAAACCTTCCAAAACAAAAAAGCAGATACGATTGTAGAAGAACCAATCTGACGACCTTTTAGGATAAGTGTGTCTTGATTTTCTAAAAGAGCTTCTACGATCTCTATCTGTTCTTGATTTGGCTTTAGCCTGATACGCTTGCCGTTCTTGTCGATAATGTATAGTCGGCTAATAAAAGCAACAGGATCTGCAAGCGTCTCTAAAAGCTTTTGTCTAGACGTTGAGGTATTTCTTGATTTCATGTATGGTCGCCGTCTTTGAATCACCTTCACTTTCAGAACTAACTGCTAAGATCGCCTGAAGAATGTTTTTAATGTCCTGTGAGCTTAGCGTAACAAATTTGCCCTGCTCTTTGTATTCGATCCTACAGATTTCCAAAAGTGCCCAAGCGAAATCGATTGCTGATTTGTTGTCAATCGCGATCTGCATTCGCTTAGATGGTGTTGTTCTACGTCCCATGTTTAATCTCCTTTAAAATTACTAAAAGTCAAGTCATTAATCGTTTGTCATACCTAAATCGGCAATCTTCTTAAAATACGTTTCAACTTCCTGCTCAGTGAGCAAGCACATCATCTGGGACTTCACCGCGTAAAACTTATAGAATTCGGTAAATCCTGAAGCTAAGTAGAAATTCGTGCTGTGGAAAATAATCATGCCAGCAAACTTAATGAAGTCTTTTGGCTCTAAAACAACTACGTCTATGAGCAAGTATAGATTATCAGTAGTTTCGTCGTAGTAAAGATCTCCAGGCTCCACTAGTTCTCCCCAAGAACCTCGTTCAAAGCGTTTTTGATGTCTTTCATTTGCTTGGCGATAAACGTGATTTGTTCTTCGATCGCCTCGATAGATTCAATTGCATTCTCATCACCAAGAACGGCTGAAGGTGTTAGCTCTTTTTGTTTTGCAAGGCACTTAGCGATGTACAGGAACCAAGTCCCGTAAAGAAACTGAAGGCGATTACTATACTGCTGGTCATTAACACAATGCATCTTCAAACTTTTAGGTTCTATAAACATTTATTTATTCTCCTTAAAAAGATTTTTTAGAAGCTCTATGGCTTTGTTAAGCTCCTGATGAGCGTATTGTTTTGAATAACCTCTGGAATCACCTATTACTTCTAAAGTTAATCCTTCAAAGTAATAATCCCAGATGATTGTTTGATAACGTTCTGGAAGGGAATCTATGTAATCGTGTAGTTCAGAAGGAATGTCAACTGTCATTACATTATTGAATCTCTGAACATCGTTGTTATCTAAAGCATCAATAATTCTAATCTCAGG